ATGCCAAATATAGATTTGGTCTTACAGGCACCCTTGATGGTACAGAAACTAACAAACTGGTCTTAGAAGGACTGTTTGGTCCAACCTTCACTGTTACCCGCACAGTGGAACTGCAGAAAACAAAGCAATTAGCAGAGTTGGACATCTCCATCTTGTTGTTAAGATACCACAACGATATCTGTCACATGATGAGGGAAAAGACGTATCAAGAAGAACTTGATTATATCGTCACATACGAACCACGCAACAGATTTATCAGTAAAGTTGCACTGGATCAAACGGGTAACACTTTAGTAATGTTTCAGTTTGTAGAGAAACACGGAAAGGTGTTATATGACATGATTAGATCTTTGGCACCAGAAGGACGTAAAGTTTTCTACGTATCCGGAGAGGTTGCCGCATCTGATCGAGAACAAATACGAGGCATCGTAGAAAAAGAAAATGACTCTATTATTGTTGCTTCTCTGGGCACTTTCAGCACTGGCATCAACATCCGCAATTTGCATAATATTGTATTTGCAACTCCGTCCAAATCACAAGTTAAAGTTCTCCAATCAATTGGTCGCGGTCTTCGTGTGTCTGACGACGGTAGGACTACTAAGCTTATTGACATCGCTGACGATCTCCATATCAAGTCTCATAAGAATTTTACTCTGAAACATAGTGCAGAAAGGATCAAGATATATACTAAGGAAGGGTTTAGTTATAAGATCTATCCCATTAACCTTAAACCAATAAGAGCTGTAGAAAATGAAAACAGAGAATATCAAACACCTAAAGTTGATTAATGGTGAAGAATTAATCTGTGAGTTAATGACTGAAAGTGGAGACAACATTATTATACGCAATGCACTCTCTTTACTAGAAAAACAATTTGGTAGTGAACAGAAGTACTATGCTTTCAAAACGTACATGGTGTATCAAGACACACCACAAAATTGTATGGTAATGTTTACTGATAAAATAATGTCTCTTGCGGTACCGACAGACGACATGGTCACTCAGTATAAGAATGCTCTAGGTGAAATGAAGGAGTTCCTAACAGAACAGGAAGAAAAGTCTTTAGTCGATGATTGGGATGACCTTTCTGCGGAATCAGAACAAGACCTTGAAAACTTTTTACGTGAAATGAATCATGAAGATGATTTTATTGATTCAGACACTGACGGAATGATTATGAATTAGGGGTATACTATTCTCCCCTTTGGTTAAAGAGATTATACACTATAAAATGAGATCTGTCAAGCCATTGACAAACTCTGTGAAATTTGATATACTTTGTGAAACAAATGCGGTGGTATACGTTATGAAACCTAAAGAAAAACCTCACTATGTGAACAACAGACAATTCTCTGAAGCAGTCGTAGATTACTGTACCTCTGTCCAAGAGGCAAAAGACGATGGTGGGACTACACCGATCGTTACAGACTATATTGCTTCATGCTTTCTAAAGATCGCAGAGGGTCTTTCTCATAAAGCAAACTTTGTTCGTTACACTTATCGTGAAGAGATGGTCATGGACGCAGTCGAGAACTGCCTCAAGGCAATCGAGAACTACGATATTGAAGCCGCAACTCGTTCGGGTAAACCAAATGCATTTGCCTACTTCACACAGATCTCGTGGTATGCTTTTATCCGAAGAATTCAGAAAGAAAAGAAGCAGCAGGATATTAAGATGAAGTATATCTCTGAAGCAGACGTTAGTGAATTCTTATCAGACGATGATGATGGTGGATTTCATCCACGTAACTCACCTTTCGTAGACACTCTACGCATGCGTATAGATTCAGTAAAAGATGCGGATCAAGAATTTAAAGAGTATGCGAAAGAAGAGAAGAAACGTAAACGTCGTGCAGTGAATGTTGACTCAGACCTATCGGAGTGGATGGAATAATGTGGACTTATGAATGCAAAGCGGGAACCTACAAAGAGGATTCCCTACCTCTCTTGGTGTGGACTATCTTTACACACCGACTACACCACCTTATTGAAGATGGAAGATTTTCAGATTAACTTGACAAACCCCTTGCATTATAGTATAATGATCGGATATTAGTTGAGTTGAACCTGTATGAAAATCGCAATATTGAATGATACCCATTGTGGGTGTCGTAATTCTTCTGAAGTTTTTATGGATTATCAGGAACGTTTCTATGGAGACGTTTTCTTTCCATATCTGCTTGAGAACAATATCACACAGATCCTACACCTAGGTGACTACTACGATAACCGTAAGACAGTCAACCTCAAGGCCCTCAGTCACAACCGCAGAATATTCTTAGACAAGTTACGTGAGTATAATATCCACATGGACATTATACCAGGAAACCATGATGTCTATTTCAAAAACACTAATGAACTAAACTCCCTAAAAGAATTGATGGGTCACTATATGAACGAGGTCGATATTTTAATGGACCCGATCGTTCGTGAGTATGACGGTGTTAAGTTTGGACTCGTGCCGTGGATCTGTCCAGAGAATGAAAAAGAGGTGATGACCTTCTTGGACAATTGTGGTGCCGATGTCATCGGTGGTCACTTTGAACTTGCAGGATTTGAGATGGACAAGGGTCTAGTCTGTAAAGAAGGGATGGACCCCAAACCACTACAAAAGTTTGAGACCGTTCTATCTGGACACTTTCACACCAAGTCAAGTAAAGGTAACATTCACTACCTTGGTGCGCAGATGGAGTTCTTCTGGAACGATGCACACGATCCTAAGTACTTCCACATCTATGACACTGAGACACGTGAACTAACACCTGTACAAAACAATGTCACAATGTTTCATAAAATTTACTATGATCAGGATACTGTACAATATTTTGAAGATCTGTCGTACCTTGATGGCAAGTTTATAAAACTCATTGTCTCTAACCGATCCGATATGCAGAAGTTTGAGAGATACGTAGATCGAATCCAGCAACAAAAAATTCACGAACTAAAAATCGCAGAAGATTTCCGTGAGTTTCGTGGTGAAAATGTCTCAGATGAAGATTTAAGGGTTGACGACACGGAAACTTTAATCTATAATTACATTCAAGAGGTCGATACTGATCTTGACAAAGATCGCATCAAGAATGTGGTATCTGAGTTGATGATAGAAGCACAGGCTGTAGAGATAGCATGATAAGATTTGAAAAACTTCGTTGGAAGAATTTTCTTTCGACGGGTAACTACTTTAATGAAATCGATTTCCTTGACCGTTCCACTAACCTCATTGTCGGTGAGAATGGTGCGGGCAAGTCCACAATGCTCGACGCACTGTCGTTTGCATTGTTTGGTAAGGCACACCGGAAGATCAACAAGAACCAGTTGATCAACACAATCAACAACAAAGACTGTCGTTGTGAGGTTGAGTTCACGGTAAACAGTGTCCAGTACAAAGTCGTACGTGGAATCAAACCAACCAAGTTTGAGATCTGGAAAGATGGCATTATGATCAACCAGAGTTCCCACGCACGTGAATACCAAGAGATTCTTGAGAAGAACGTCCTACAGATGTCTCACAAGAGTTTCCACCAAATTGTTGTCCTCGGTTCGTCGTCTTTTATCCCGTTCATGCAACTCAACTCAACTTCTCGGCGTGACGTGATCGAAGACCTTCTTGATATTAACATATTTTCCAAAATGAATGTGATACTCAAGGAGAAAACCTCTCTCCTCAAAGGCGAACTGGAGGGCAACAACCATCTTATTGAGGTAGTCAAGACCAAGATAAATGCACAGAAGAAGTACATCCGTGATCTGACTGCTATCAATACTCAGCAACGCAAAGACAAAGAGAAAGAGATCGAGGGACTTAATACTGACATTGCAACTTTTAATGAAGTGACTGCAGAGTTGTCAGAGACCGTCAATAATTCGTTGCCAAAAGTCCAAGAAGAATTAAGCAAGATCCGTACCAACAAGCAGAAGTTAGAGAAGTATCAAACTCAGTTCTCGACACAGGTCAAGGCAGTTGTCAAAGAAGCAAAGTTCTTTGATGAGAACGAGCATTGCCCAACGTGTGATCAAGAGATAGCAGAGGATCTACGCACTACAAAGAAAACTGCTGCAGGTGATCGAGCAAAGGATCTCAAGAAGTTAATGACTGAAGCAGAGGAGCAACTTAAACAGTATCAGTCTGACATGGAGTCTTACGAGACTCAACTATCAGAGTTGATGGG